AAACCAGTTGTACCTTTTACAGTCACTGGTTCGATTTGACCAGCTGCATCAGCAAATCTTTCTAAAGCTTCATGTGAGCTACTAGGCATAACGGTACCAAATTCATCAGTCCATCTACCATCTGGGTATTTGTAAAATTTGGCATTGCCTTGTGGATTACTAACTGCCAAACGCTGTCCTTGTGGGGGAACATTAGAGTCATAATCACTTGATGCCTGTTGAGTTTGCGGTTGCATTATGGCTGCTCTAGCAGCCAAGCCTAAGTCTTTCTTTAATTTTTTGCTTTGTGCTATTTTTTGTGTCAATTCTGCCTTTTCTTTTTGAGCTGCTGTTGACCGTTTCCTTTGTTCTGGAGTTTTGTAAGCTTCTTCTCCTTCATCTCCTGGTAAGTCTCCAAATGCTTTATAGGCTCGTGCTTGTGCTTCTTTATCTGAAAGTCCACTGGTATTACTAGGTTGTTCAATATCCTGAAAAGCTTTGGGTTTGAGTCCACCTATTAAACCTTTGACAAACCCGGATCCGAATCCTTGTTCATTTATTATATCTTTAATTTTCACCGCGAAATCTCCTTACACCACGAGCAAATTTTGCAGGATCCTGCGCACGAATACTGTTAAGTAATCTACGCTCTAATTCTGCTGCTTGTTCGGCATCGTAATTTTCTTTAATGTAGTTTATCAAATTGATAGCACCCTGTATAACATGTCCGGCGCGACTTTCAACAAGATTCTCCCGATCTTTACTTACGGGCATGTGAGCTAGTTCATCTAAGATGCTACGGGTGCGCTTTTGCAAAATCTACTCCGTTATTTGATATTTATTCGGTTTTAGTTTTTAGACTTGCAAGCATTTGTTTTAATTTTGTACTGTCAACATTGGCTTGTACAGATTTTCCAAGCTCAAATCCAGGCTTAGGTTTTGCTGCGATCATTGGTGTGCTAGTGGTAGTTGATGCCTTGATTTGATCCATGATCTGACCGCTAGAACGGAATCCTTGACCACCATTTTCGCTCTGTGCATCCTCGCCTGGATCAGTAATACGCAGACTTTCAATATTGAACTCAAGATCTACTTTTTGTCCTACACCACTGCTACTGCGAGTTTTCATCAACTGTATTTGATATCTACCGCGCTCGCGCATGGCTCTACTTGTAAAAATGCCAAACACATTATCTGCTGTGTTAATTTTACTGATACCGCCCGAGATGTGACTGTGGTCAAATTCAATTTCTTCTACTGCGCTACGATTCAACTGCGATGCAGTAATCATCAGTATGTTGAATTCTCTTGCCAAGTTTCTAAGTTCTTCAGATACATATTTGTCTTTTACAAACAAGTCGCTAGGGCTAACTTTGGCACTTACTGGCATAACAAGATCCAAATAGTCAACCATGATAAAATCTGTCTTTTGACCTGTCTGTATTTCTAGTTCTTTGAGATAGGCACGAATATGATTCACATTGCTTTGTGCTGGCATGTATTTGATACGCAACTTGCCTGACTTTTTGCCTACCATGCGTATCTTCATTTCTAATGTGTCTAAGTCTCGGAAGATTTCTTTTGTGCTGCAATTGGCCACCATAGCATCCATACGCATGGCACACAATTCTTCACTGAGCTCCAGTGTAAGGAACACACCATTTAATCCTGCTGTGATCCAGTTAATTGCAATATTCTGCATAAACAAACTTTTACCTGAACCTGATCCACCAGCAAAGATATTGAGTTCGCCGCGATTCATACCGCCAAACAATCTTTGATCCATAGTAGGCCAACCTGTGCTCACTTGCCCGTTGTTAGATTTAATCTTCATTAATCTGGCTCTAGGATCTTCAAAATAATCCGTACCCATGTCTTTGGTAAGACTTATTTGCACAGCATCTTTGATCAATTTTTCAACAGGATCAAAATCGCCCTGTTCGATCATGTCTGCTGCTTTGAGAATTGCTCGCTCTAGTTCTTGTTTGCGACTAAATCCTTCAAACTCTGCCAAGAACCAATCATAGTGACCTTCTCTCAGATCAGGAACTTCTCTAAGTTCTATACTGGTAGCGGCCTGTATTTGTTCTCGAGTGGGCAGCGTTTTGTGATCGTCGCTGTGCTTCTTGATAAATCTAGCTGCTTCTCTCAGACTGCGATCAAAATTGTCTGCATTGTAAATGTTTTGCACACGCACGTATGTCTCTGCGTCTTGCAGCATCATTTCCAAGAATAATTTTTGTATATCTGCGGTGTAATTTTTCATTTACTTCCTGGCTCTGTAATTAAAATATTCATGTGTCAACATAAATTTGTTTTGGTTGATTGACTTTACATCTCATTTTGCAAATATCGTCGCATTTTGAATAATCTTTATGGATTTCTTGTACCCAATTTTTTAGATTAATGTTGATCATATCGTCTAATGTTGTTCCAATTATGCTCCAATGTTCACGATTCTTGTAATGTTTTGTTTTGTAGTAAACTTCTGGGAATCGTATCCAACCACAAGGATAAAAATAATGTTGAGCACAAATAGTGGTTCTGTGCATGTTAACACAATCAGGATCAATAGTTAAATCTTTAACTTCCTTATATTTACTTTGAAATATAGACTCTACATCAACATAATTTTGTGGCGGTATGAGTTTATTATCGCCAAATCTATGAGTCTTTGATGCTGTAAATGTTGCTCCTTTGCTTTCTGCAAAACTTTTAATTTCTTCTAGTCTGTTGTAATTAAAACTAAACACATTGGTTTCCCAAACAAGTTTAACATCTGATGCTGCTACTATATCAACAGCCATCATTATAGATTGCCAATCACTGTTAACTCTATACAAATGATTAGTGTCTTCGAGACCGTCAATTCCAAAAATAATGGCATCATCTTTACCAAGAATTGAACATAATTTTTTCCAAAATTTTTCTGTTTGGTAACTGCCGTTGGTTCTAATTTCAAAAGCAACTTTAGATCTAAATTTTTCTATTAAATCAAATAGTCTAGGATAATATATGCTATCTCCGCAATCCCCGCACAAACTTAAAACTTTTATTTTATTTCCGGTTTCACAATCAAGAAAATTAAATAATATATCAGGATCTATATCATAGTGTGTTATTGGTTTTTTAGAATATTTGGCTAATACTGTTCTAGAACAAGCAGGACATTTTAGTGTACATCTGGATGTAGTTTCAATCTGTAATACGTCATTACGCATATAATTTTTTCTTTTTTAATTCAATTTTAAGTCTACTAGTTTCACGAGCTGCTAGTATGCTTTTTAAAACAAATAACTTGCCATATTTTATCACAGCATCATTTATATCTTTGCATGTTTCCTGCCACACAGGAAAACTCACAGTCCAGCCTGCTTCTATAGCACGATCGACTAATTTGCGCCCGGCACGATCTGTATCAGGGACCACAACGACTTCACGCTGTAATCTATCTATTTGTTCAATCTGTGTGTCAGATATTTCTGAGCCACTAACTGCAATACCATCAATGCTCATAGCATCAAATGGTCCTTCACATACTATGACAAATTTACTATCAGGCCGTTGCATGTCTAAGTTAAACACAAAGTCAGCAGGATGATTGCTCCAATACTTGGGCTTTATTCCATCTGCAATTGCTCTAGCAGTGTAACCTACTATTTCTTTTTTATAATAATATGGTATTATGATTCTGCGATGCAAGTTGTATGCTTCTTCTGGGGTCCAGAAAAAATTGTACCGATTGGGATCAATCGATCTACGATGTACATATTCTATACTGGCAAATAATTCAGCAGGCACTGTGTTGTAGTCACCGATGCTGTAAAAATTAGCCAGTTCAACTACATTTCGTGCTTGCTCAGGTAATGTTCTAGCTTCATACGCAATCTCTTGTTCAGGTTCCGGTCCGAGTTGTTCGGGTGCAACTAATTCTCGTAATCGAACTGCATCAATGACCAGTCGGCGTACAGTTAGATCATCTGCGCCTAACCAAGACAATAGTTTTCTAAACTTGAATGTTAAATGCCTGCCGGGAACAAAACTGGCTTTGAATCCACAATTGAAACAATGATAACTTACGGCGCCTGCATTGGTTTTTATGCCACCTCTACCTCTAGTGTCGGCAGTTTCGCCATTATGAACACAACAAGGTGCGTTAAAACTTGTCCAGCCGTTCTGGCCCGTTTTTTTGCGGGCAGGCAACAATTGTAATACTGATTGCTGGATAGAGTCTAACATCCTGTTATTATATACTAAACTTTAAGTTTAGCCAAACGCAATGAAGTCAAAATTTTGATGTAAAGCCAACCAATATCAAATTCAAACCAACGACGACTCAATTGTGGATTAGCTGGATCTAAATGATGATTGTTGTGTAATTCTTCACCACCAACTAATATCCCAATTGGAGAAATGTTTGTGCTGCGATCCCGGGTTTCACCATTGCGATAACCCCACCAATGCCCAAGACCGTTAATAACTCCTGCTGCAAAAAATGGAATCCAAATCATTTGTACACCCCAGACTAAGAATCCCCAAAAACCAAACAATGCCAAATCTATTGCTAGCATTGAAAAAATACCAAGGCGGCTGTGCGGAGTATATAGTTTACGTTCGATCCAGTCATCCGGTGTGCCAGCACCATACTGTTCAATCATTTGTTTATCTTTGCTAGCAGCATGATACAACATGGCACCTCCGAATAGCACACGCCCAATACCGTACACATGAGGTGTATGCGGATCGCCGGGCTCGTCACTGAATCTATGATGCTTGCGATGTATGGCTACCCATTGTCGAGTAACCATGCCAGTTGTGAGCCATAACCAGGCTCGCATGAAATGAGCCACTACAGGATGGAATTGTACCCCTCTGTGTGCTTGACTGCGATGTAGATACAATGTGACACACACAATAGTGATGTGTGTGAGTATTAAGGCGTATAATATGGTCATACTGTACTTATTGCTTTATATTGACCTTACAAATGTTATGCTTTTATACGCCGAATCTTGCTCGGTCTGCTGCAAAATTTTGTGCAACTTGTTCTGCCGATAGAGCTATATTATAAAGTTGAGCTATTGCTATGTTTCCGGTGAAAAATCTACCACCAAGATCATCTTGACCAATTTTTATATCGTCCAGGGTGGTGCTGGCATGAGATACAGTATTGGTGGCAGAGGTGATTCCACTGGATTGACACAGATATGCTGTTGCTGCTGTGCTGGTAACGGAAACTGCAACCATACACCAGGTTAAATCTGGTATGACTAATCCACTATCCCAGGTATAGGTATTAGCAGCATTATTCCAAGTATATGAAATTTTATTAGTTATACCAAAAAACGATATTCCAGTAGCAGTTGCACTTCTAGAATATATGATACCGTCAAAATCGTCCTGGGATCCGTTTCGTCTTATCCAGATTACAAATGTCGCTGCTGTAGCTGTGATAGATCCCGAACATTGAACGAAATCATTAGTG